AAGTACCACTACCTAATGGTAACAGCTTCTATATTCCTGTTACAGAATTGGACTTGAACACTACACTAGACATGGACAACGATGCACAGGAAGTGTTTGGTAACTTCGTTGCATGGATTGAGAACTACAATACGTACATCCTCAACTCGTGGAACGAGAACATGCACAAGAACGAAGAGGTGGATACGGATACAGTAGAAGCCTTTGTGGACATTAACGAAGAGGACTTCGTATAATGAACCACCCTGCTGAACTGGCGATCAATCAGTATCTTGAGGATGCTACATCTGGTAAATCAACAATGTCCGAAGAGACAGTACAACAGATTGGTAAAGATGTAATGGATGCTGTAAGACGCCAGTTTGGTGGGGGCAATAAGCGTGATAAGTTTCGTCTACGTATGTCAAACATAGGTAGGCCAACTTGTCAGCTTTGGTTTGAGAAGAATAAACCAGAGAAGGCGTTGCCCAAACCAACAACATTCGTTATGAACATGCTGCTAGGTGACATCGTAGAAGCTGCGTTCAAGGGTATCATTACAGAAGCAGGAGTACAATATGAGGATGAAGACAATTACGTAGAGCTAGAGCTAGACAACGCCAAAGTAAAAGGATCATACGATCTTGTGATTGACGGTGCTGTTGATGATGTTAAGTCTGCTAGTGATTGGTCATACAGAAACAAGTTTGATTCCTACCAAACGTTAAAAGCCAGTGACCCATTTGGTTATGTGGGACAACTGGCTGGATATGCTAAAGCATCTGGTAAGAAAGCAGGTGGTTGGTGGGTAGTAAACAAGGCCAATGGTAATATAAAATATATTTCTGCTGATGGTCTTGACATGGACGAAGAACTTACTAAATTAAATGATACGGTGGCTACCGTAGAGAGTAACGAGTTTGAAAGGTGCTTTGACCCCGTACCCGAAACGTTTAGGGGTAGGGTAACTGGCAACAGAGTGTTGAATAGTAACTGCAAGTTCTGTGACTACAGATTTGAATGCTACCCAACACTTAAAGAGTTACCTTCTAGGGTATCACAAGCTAAGAACAAACCCATCGTGGGTTACGTAGATTGAAAGGAGTAACAATGCTAGGGGATGATGAAATAAAAGAAATGCAGGAGCAGATCGAAGCTATGGAAAAGGAAGTACGTGTACGTAAGAAAGCATTACACGAAGCTAAGTATGCAGGACTACGAGACGCAATGCAGACACGTAAGGATGCAGACGCAGCTATCAGAGAGGAACTAAAGTCTCTTGGGTATCCGTCTGCAACCAGTTTTCCTACACTTGATTGGTTCAGGTTCTAATGAACGGCAAGCAATTTGCTGCTGCTTTAAAGTATGGGTATAGGAGTGGGCTTGAGATAAAAGTCAAAGACTATTTGGTAGAGCATGGCGTAAAAGTTAAGTATGAAGCCATCAAGATCGAATGGGAAGACCTCATGTACCGCACCTATACACCCGACTTTGTATTACCTAATGGGATCATAATAGAAACTAAAGGCAGGTTTACATCAGATGACAGACGTAAACATGTGGCTATTAAGAAACAGCATCCAAAGCTAGACATTAGGTTTGTGTTTGAGAGTAGTAGACGTAAGCTGAGTAAGGGTGCTAAGACTACCTATGGTCAGTGGTGTGAGAGAAACAAGATTCCGTTTTATGACAGGATCATCCCAGAAGAATGGCTTAATGAGAACGGCAAGGATATGCATCCTGACCTGATACATTTCCCATACAAAAAAGTGAAGAGGAATTAAATGTGGCAGATGAGAAAATACTACTTGACTTTGATCCTAATGATTTCATTATACGTATCAGTCCATTCCTAGACGAGCAAGGTAAGTGGACAGGAGAGTTGATGGTTGGTAGCACAACTACCGATGAAAACTATCTTGACGAAGATGACTACCTAAACTTGATGCGCCTAATACAGATGGTGTGTGCATCCGTACCTGCGATGGAAAGTGATGAGAATGTACGAGAAACACTTTACAAGTATGCAGAAGATGTGCTAAAAGAAAGTAATGAGAACGTACCAAAGGTAAGGCGTAATGAAAATAGTAATGTAATAGAACTTAGCTTTAAATAAGGAGACACGTATGCAAGACACAGATATGGTAAACTCACCTGAACATTATAACTATGCAGGTATAGAATGCATTGATGCTATTCGTGCAGCAACAGGTGAGGAAGGTTATCAGTACTATCTACAGGGTAACATTATGAAGTACCTGTGGCGATACAGATATAAGAATGGTATAGAGGACTTGCAGAAAGCACAGTGGTATCTAAACCAGTTGATTGTGGAAGAGTCTGGTGATGGTGGTTAAGATATATCTTACATTGGAACTAGACGAAGACGAATACCCTATTCCTGTAGATGGTTTTGTTGATGAAGAAATCAAGGAAGCACTACAGGAATATATCTACGATGTAGATGGAATGAGTATAAAAACAATTAAAGTATTAGGAGAATAAGTATGACACAAAACTACCTATCTACTGATTATCAATCCTTTATACACAAGTCACGATATGCACGATGGCTTGATGAAGAAGGACGTAGAGAAAGTTGGGCTGAGACTGTATCACGTTATATAAGTAATATAGTTAGACCTAACATAGATGAGTTCACAACTAAGGATGTTGAAGAAAGCATTCTTAGTCTGCAAGTTATGCCAAGTATGCGGTCCATGATGACAGCAGGTCCAGCAGCAGACAGGGACAACACCTGCATGTACAACTGCAGCTACCTACCCATAGATGACCCTAAGTCCTTCGATGAGGCTATGTTCATCCTCTTGTGTGGTACTGGTGTTGGCTTCAGTGTTGAGAGGCAGTTCATCAGTAAACTTCCCGAAGTCCCTGAGTTGTTCGACAGTGATACCACAGTCGTTGTGAAGGATAGCAAAGAAGGTTGGGCTAAATCTCTCAGACAAGTGATGGCTCTTCTTTGGGCAGGTGAGATACCACAGTGGGATGTTTCACGTGTACGTCCTGCAGGGGCTAGACTAAAAACATTTGGTGGTAGGGCAAGTGGACCTGCACCTCTTATTGACCTATTCAACTTTGTTGTCAGAGTATTTAAAGAGGCACAGGGACGTAAGCTATCAAGTATTGAGTGCCATGATATCATGTGCAAGATTGGTGAGGTAGTTGTAGTAGGTGGTGTACGTAGGTCAGCTATGATCTCATTGAGTAACCTGAGTGATGACCGCATGCGTCATGCTAAGTCAGGTCAGTGGTGGGAGAATGAACCACAACGAGCATTAGCTAACAACAGTGTTAGTTATACAGAGAAACCAGATGCAGTATCCTTCATGCGTGAATGGATGTCATTAGTAGAAAGTGGGAGTGGTGAACGTGGTATATTCAATCGTGAGGCAAGTAAGAAGCAAGCTGCAAAGTATGGTAGGCGTGATCCTGAATGGGACTTTGGCACTAACCCATGCAGTGAGATCATACTTAGGCCAAATCAGTTCTGTAATCTTACGGAAGTTGTGGTACGAGCCACAGACACGTTGGAAGAACTGGCTAGAAAAGTACGACTCGCCACAATACTTGGGACGATCCAAAGTACATACACAAAGTTCCCATATCTGCGAAAGATGTGGAAGCGAAATACAGAAGAAGAACGACTGCTCGGTGTGTCTCTCACAGGGATAATGGACAACCCGTTAATGACTATAGCCAATAAAGGCTTGGATAAAACACTTGAACATCTACGTAACATTGCTGTAGAAACAAATGCTGAGTGGGCAGAACGTCTTGGTATACCAGTTGCTACAGCTATTAGCTGCGTTAAGCCAAGTGGTACGGTTTCACAACTTGTTGACAGTTCAAGTGGGATACACCCTCGCCATAGCCCCTACTATATCCGTACTGTACGTGGTGATAACAAAGACCCTTTGACACAGTTTATGAAAGATCAAGGTATACCTAGTGAGCCTGACGTTATGAAGCCAGATGCTACCACAGTGTTTAGCTTCCCCGTCAAGTCACCTCGTAAGGCTATCGTAACATCTGACCTGTCAGCAATCAGTCAGCTAGAGACATGGCTTATGTATCAACGTCATTGGTGCGAACATAAACCAAGCATTACCTGCAATGTACGTAAGGATGAATGGTTTGAGGTGGGTGCATTTGTGTACAAACATTTCGATGAGATGTCAGGTGTGTCGTTTTTGCCATACAATGAGCATACATATCAACAAGCACCCTATCAAGAGGTTGGCAAGAGTGACTATAGTATGTTACTATCTCTTATGCCCAAGACAATTGATTGGGCTGGGCTGTCTGAGTACGAGAAAGACGATAACACTGTTGCAATGCAAACGATGGCTTGCTCTGGTGACGTGTGCGAAATAGTAGACTTAACATGAGAAGGCAATACATACTGGTTGGACGGGCAGGCTGCACACACTGCTCTAAGGCTATGGGGTTAATACGAGAGGGTAATGGGTCAGCTACTTATTACTCTCTTGATGACTCTAAATGGATACTTGATTTATTCAAAAGATCAAAACTAAACACTGTCCCTCAGATATGGGACATTGAAGGCAATCACATAGGCGGTTACGTAGAACTAAAACAGTTAATAGATAAGGAGAAAAACGATGCAGACTATAACAATAGATGAAGTAGAATACAAACCAGAAGACTTAACAGAAGAACAGATGCGTTGGGTCAACGAAGCTGCCTACTGTAACAGTTTAATGGTACAGTTAAACTATAAGGTAGATAGTTTAAAAGCTGTGCACGATGTAGTCTTAACTAAACTAAGAGAAACACTAGACACAAAGGAGACTACAGATGGGAACTCGTAAACAGTTTAGTCGAGCATTGTACGATGCATATGATGCACCAGCAAAAACAACCCTCGTACAATATCTGCAAAGTGTAGGTCACGAGATTACAAACACAGAAGAAAACTACTTTGTAGATGTAGTATCAACTAAGAAAGACTATACATACTTTAATGAAGCAGAAGTAAAGGTTGCATGGTCTGGTGATTGGCCTACTCATTGGGAAGACATACGCATACCAGAACGTAAGGGGCGGCTACTTGAAAAGTATGAGGGTGAGAATGGGGTGCTTAACTTCTATGTATTCCGTAAAGACTTAAAGCAAGTATGGCGTATCAAAGATACTAGCCTGACTAAAGAAAGATTACGTGAGGCACGTGGTCGTAACATCTTAAAGGGTGAGAAGTTCTATCACATCCCATACACAGAAGCGGAATTAATTAACGTAGCATAAGGAGAATTACTATGCCAAATAAACTTAATAGAAAAGAACGTGGGCTAGGTAAGTATGATGCACCCTTACGTGTGCAATATCAAATGGGTTACAGTGCATTTAAAGGCGGCATCAAGTTATCTAATCCTTTTGATGTGCACACTATGCAGCACCGTGAGTGGGAACGTGGGTTTAACAAAGCCTACTTCGATCAACTAAGAAGGATAAAGGAGTATGAACGAACTACAGGCAGAGGCAGAGCAGTTTCTAAAGGAGAAGTACAGCATGTCTGACTTTAATTCGTATCAAAGGAATGCATCAAGTACAGCTATCTATCCTGATCAGCACAAAATAATATACCCTGCACTTGGTTTGGCAGGGGAAGCAGGTGAGGTAGCTAACAAAGTTAAGAAGCTCATACGTGATGGTCCAGATAAACGTCCCGATGATTGGCGAGAACAGATTGCCAGTGAGATAGGGGATGTATTATGGTACTGTGCAGCACTAGCCACTGACCTCAACCTCACACTAGGTATGATAGCAGGTCAGAACCAAGCCAAGTTAAGTGCCAGAAAGAATGCAGGTACTATTGGTGGAAGTGGAGACAAACGATAGACAAAAAAATGGGGGCTTAATTGCCCCCTTATTTATTTAAATGTAACTATGTTTCTACTAATCTTTTGTAACTCTTTAGCTAGTATAGTCAGAGTTTCTAAATCTTTTGCTACCGTTATATCGGGTTCTTTACCTGCAGGTTTGTCTGCTGTATCCATTTCCACAAACTTAATATATGCCTCACTCCTAAACTTCTTAGGTACTTTACTATAATTAGAACTAGCTAAAGAATACCTATCGGCTACGGCAGGAGAAACAGACCTTAAATAACTTTTAAAGTTACTGAGAGAGCTTTCAAATAAATTTCTACTGCTACGTAATACGTATTGTTCTTCTGTTATTTTTTCCCGTACAGCAGCAGGTTGTGAGTAGTATTTATTTCTTAGTTTATCTTGTCTATATCTTAACAGTTCTACCATACGAGGAATAAACTTTGAAATCTTTTCGTTCTCATACATTTTTACTGCGTCTATATCTGAGTTACTACCAATCTTCCATTTAGGAATGCCAAGACTAGTCACAAACTCTGCGTCTTCTGTGTCTTGATCCTTTAAACTAATACCCAACAAAGTTTTCCAACTAGCATCAGGTCTAATTGCGTCTTGGGGAAACACTGTTACTTTAGTTTGCATACCACGTTCTTCTGCTGCTGATCTGCCAATACCTGTACGTGTAAACCCACGTGATATTTCACGCATAAATGCTTCTTGTTTAGTTTTTGCTGCAGGTTTAGGGTCTTGTAAATATACGTTGGGTCTATAGGTACTTGTACCTTCTAGGTCTGTTGGCATACCACGTTGAAAGGCAGGTAGTTGTGAAAAGAAATTAAAGTATCCTGACAAGTAACCACTTAGAGCTTCACCTGCAATTTCTGCACCCTTAATACCTGCAGATACATCCAAACCATCTACTATAGATGCTACCTCTTCAATAATTATATTGCCTGTACCTGTCCTAAAGGCACTTCCTATAAATGTTTCAGAAGCATCCTTCCAATCAAACCACATATCAAATGTGCCTTCTTTCATACTTTTTAGTGCTTGCCCTATCCACAAAATTTGTCGCAGTGGGAACTGTGTTGTAGTGTCACTATCTTTACCTAGAATACGTACATCTTGATACCTTTCTGGAGCATTTTCACTACTACGATATAGATAAGCTGCGCCTATAGCTGCCAAGCCTACCAAGTTTCTTTGTACAATAACGTGTTGTTTAGGGGTCAGTGGTTCTTTTGATAAACCTATCAACTTCCGCATTGTTTCAAATCCCCTATTAGGACTAGCTATACCAAACGTAGACTGCGCCATAAATTCCATACTACTAAACATGAACCTTGGAAATGAATTTATAGTAGTTAAAGGTATAACACCAAATATTTTTTTAGATGTCATAAAGTTAGTCAGAGTAGCAAACATATCATTTTCTGGCTGACTAGCATACGTAACTCGTAATGCTTTGTCCGTAGCATCTGCAACTATGGCAGAAAAAGATCGTGCATTTTTTGGTCTAACCGTTGTGGCATCTTTCATAAGATCGGGTAGCTT